CAGACAAAGTTCGGCTCTGAGCACTGCGCTGTCGTTTGGCGCGACCATAAACGGTTCTTCATGGACCACAACTGCAATCAGAAAAATTGCGCTTGGAAACAAATCTGGTGATTCGGCTTTGGCGGATAGCGGCGCGATTGCGGGTACTGGTGTTGGCACTACGGTTCAAAACGTTAATCAGTTGCGGCTTGGCTCAAACCATGACGGGACTGGGGGGTTTACAAACGGCTACCTCCGTCGCATCACCTACTACCCCCGCCGCCTGAGCAATGCCGAGTTGCAGGCCATCACAGCTTAAGGAGCACCCATGTACACCGATTACTTCCTGAAATTCGCTGACGAAGCCGAGGCCAACGCGGCGCTGTTCACCGAGCAGACCAACGTGCAAGATGATGTGGTCGAGACGGTGCTGGTGCCCAAGTACGCGGCTGTGGATGTCGTTGGCGTGATTTACAAGCCCACGGGCAATGTGCTGACAACCGACGAAGGCGAAGTGCCTGAGATGGCTCCGCTGGACGGCTGGCATGTCAACGTGCGTCACACCGACGAGGTTCCGCAGTTGGCACCGTACCAAGTATTTCCGGTAACGCCTACGAGAATGTGGGCCTGATTCTGGTGTAATATGCACCGCAACCGTACTGGTAAGGTTTACCAGGGCTCAATTTGAGCATCCATGACTGAAGAAGTCCAAGTCCTAGCGGAAGTTGACCCCGCGCCGGCACAGGCAGCAACGGCTGCGCCTGATGTTGAAGCAAGTTCGCCGGAAGTAGCTGAGAACCAAGTCGAGCAGACGGCTGAGGAAAAGAAGTTTTCCCAAGCCGAAATTGACGCGATGATCAGCAAGCGCCTCGCAAGAGAGCAGCGAAAGTGGGAACGAGAGCAAGCGGCCAAGTTTGCAGATATGCAAACCCGGCAGCCCGCGCCGAAAGATGTTCCGCCAGTTGATCAGTTTGAGTCTCCTGAAGCCTACGCAGACGCGTTGGCGTACAAGAAGGCCGAAGAACTGATTGCCTTGCGAGAGCAGCAGAAGGCTCAGGCAGCGATTGCTGACGCCTACCACGACAGAGAAGAAGAAGCCCGGAACAAGTACGACGATTTTGAACAAGTCGCCTACAACCCGAGCGTCCGAATCACTGACGTGATGGCTGAAACGATCCGCGCTTCTGATGTTGGCCCTGATGTAGCCTACTACCTCGGAGCCAACCCTAAAGAAGCGGACCGCATCTCGCGTTTGTCGCCGTTCTTGCAGGCAAAAGAAATTGGCAAGATTGAAGGCAGACTGACCGACAATCCGCCCGTCAAACGAACTACGTCAGCGCCAGCACCGATCACACCTGTCACAGCCCGAAGCAGCAACAACCCGTCTTACGACACGACTGACCCGCGTTCCATCAAGAACATGAGTACGTCGGAATGGATTGAAGCTGAACGAGCCCGCCAGATGCGAAAGATGCAGGCACAAGCAAACCGCTAAGACTTGAAAGGAGCCCGCTGTGGCCAATAGTATTCTGACCATTGACATGATCACCAGGAAGGCCCTGGAGATCCTGGAAAACAACTTGGTGATCACGCGCAACGTGAACCGCCAGTACGACGACAGCTTTGCTGTCGAAGGGGCCAAGATCGGCTCCACGCTGCGCATCCGCCTGCCGGACCGCGCCCTGGTGACTGACGGTGCCGCTCTGCAAGTGCAGGACGACAACGAGCAGTTCACGACCCTGACTGTCAACAACCAGAAGCACATCGGCGTGAACTTCACGTCCGCTGAGCTGACGATGCAGTTGGATGACTTCGCTGATCGTGTGCTCAAGCCTCGTATCAGCCAGTTGGCCTCCAGCATCGACGCTGACGTCGCCAACGCCTTCCGCACCATCGGCAACTCTGTCGGCACGCCCGGCACCACGCCGGCCACCTCGCTGGTTTTGCTGCAGGCCCAGCAGAAGCTGAACGAGAACGCCGCGGTGATGTCGCCGCGGTACGCAACGGTCAACCCCGCCGCAAACGCTGGTCTGGTGGAAGGCATGAAGGGTCTGTTCAATCCCACCGACACCATCAGCAAGCAGTTCAAGAACGGCATGATGGGCACTGGCGTGCTTGGCTTCGAAGAAGTCAACATGTCTCAGTCGATCAAGCAGTTCACGACCGGCTCGCGCGGCGCTACCGGCAACACCACCTCTGCGGCAGTTACCGCTGAAGGCGCGACCTCCATCGCGCTGACCGTGGCGTCTAACGTCACCATCAAGGCTGGTGACGTGTTCACCGTGGCTGACTGCTTTGCGGTGAACCCGCAGACCCGTGAGTCCACCGGCTCGCTGTTCCAGTTCGTGGTTCTGGCTGACGTCACCGCCAGCGGCACCGCCGTCACCGTGACCGTGGCTCCGATGTACTCGGCCAGCAGCGCTCTGGCCACCGTCAACAGCCTGCCTGGCAACAGCAAGGCTGTGGTGTTCGTGGGTGCTGCCTCTACGCAGTACGCTCAGAACTTGGTGTACCACAAGGATGCCGTCACGTTCGCCACCGCTGACCTGCTCCTGCCCCAAGGCGTGGACATGGCTGCGCGTGCCGTTCACAACGGCATCAGCCTGCGCGTCGTGCGTCAGTACGACATCAACAACGACCGCATGCCTTGCCGGATCGACGTGCTGTACGGTTACAGCACCATTCGTCCGCAGATGGCCTGCCGTCTCTGGGGCTGATGACAATGGGGGCTACGGCCCCCAGTCTTACAACTGAACACTGAAAGGAAACTCAATCATGGCACTCCCTAATGGTGGCGGCGGCTATCAAGTCGGCGACGGCAACCTCAACGAACCCCTGATCGACGCGCTCCCCGAGCCGGTGTCGATTGCGGCTACTGCAACCCTGACCCCAGCACAAGTGCTGAACGGTCTGATCTTGGCCAACAGCGGTGTCACCGCTGCGGCTCAGACCTACACGCTGCCCACTGTGGCGGATTTGGAAGCCGTGCTGTCCAATTCGGACAAAGTGGGCACTTCGTTCACTTTCCGTGTGGTCAACCTCGGCACGTCTTCCGCCACCGCGATCATCGCTGCGGGTACCGGCTGGACTGTCTCTGGTTCTCTGACCATGACAATCCCTATCACGACCGGCGCTGCGCTGCTTGCTCGCAAGAGCGCTGCTGGCGCTTGGACGCTGTATCGCGTGGCTTGACGCATCGCGCGGCCTTCGGGCCGCGCATTTTTGAAAGGATTGATCATGCCTAATACCAAGGCTGTCGGCGTCGCGTACAGCGACCCCGAGTTTGAAAGCGTTACCGTTACGGGTGCGGTTGCTGTTACGGGCGCTGTTACCGGCGCTTCGGTTAGTGGGGGTACCGTCTATGCATCCAGCGAGTTGGGGTACACCGCAGACGCGCAGGGCACGGTGACACAGGCCACTGACAAGACCACAGCGGTAACGCTGAACAAGGCTGCTGGCCGCATCACTATGGCTGCCACGGCTTTGGCGGGCAATACCGCAGTGACTTTCACGATGAACAACAGTTTCATTTCCGCCAACGACTCAATCGTCGTGAACGTGTCGGGCGGCGCTACGGCTGCGGCGTATACGACCTACATTTCCAGCATGACTGCTGGTTCTGCGGTCATTGCGCTGCGTAACCTGACTGCGGGGTCGCTGTCTGAAGCGGTCATCATCAACTTCGCGTTGATCCACTGCGTGTAACGGAAAGGGGCTTCGGCCCCCTTCTTCTATGCCCATCATCTACATGAGACATCCGATCCACGGCGCTAAGGTAGCGACGTTGGAAATGGAAGCGGAATACGACGAGCGCAGCGGATGGGCGCGGTATACTCCCGATCAAGACGATGATGTCGAACCCGCGCTTGCAGTCAACGCTTTGACCGAGCGCACCCGCCGCCGTAGGGAGGTTGTCAATGTCCACCACAGCGGGTGATCAAATCCAGCGCGCCCTGCGTCTGCTGGGCGTATTGGCAGAAGGCGAAACCACATCCGCCGCCGTCATGCAAGACTCGCTGACGGCGATGAACCAGATGATCGACTCGTGGAACACCGAGCGGCTGTCTGTGTTCAGCACGCAAGACCAAGTGTTCAATTGGCCCGCCAGCACGATCAGCCGCACGCTGGGGCCTACGGGCGACTTTGTGGGCAACCGGCCCGTCCTGCTGGACGACTCGACGTACTTCCGCGACCCCGGCACGAACGTCAGCTTCGGCATCAAGATGATCAATCAGCAGCAGTACAACGGTATTGCTGTCAAGACGGTCACGTCAACGTATCCGCAGGTGCTGTGGATCAACATGACGTATCCCGACATTGAGATGTACATCTACCCGGTGCCCACGCGGCTGCTGGAGT